CGACGATGCGGATCTGGCGGCGCCTGGTGCTGGCCGCCACGGATCCGCGGATCGCTTTCGAGGCGATCGCCATGGTGTCCGGTGACGGGCTGGCGGCGGCGATCGGTGCCGCCAGCGGTCCGCCACGGATGGCGGTCGCGGACCGCCAGGAGGTCCGCCAGGACGTCGCCACCGTGGCGGGCGACAGTCCGCCAACTGGCGGCCGCCAAACCCGCCAGGTGGCGGCCGCGGTGCCGCCAGCGGTCCGCCACGGATGGCGGTCGCGGACCGCCAGGAGGTCCGCCAGGACGTCGCCACCGTGGCGGGCGACAGTCCGCCAACTGGCGGCCGCCAAACCCGCCAGGCCGAGCCGGGATCTGGTGGAACCAGTCACCCTGGAGAGTCTTCCGGGAGGAGTGGTGTCCATGCGGCCGGCGGGAGACAGTCCGCCAACCGGCGGCCGCCAAACCCGCCAGGTGGCGGCCGCCAACCCCGCCAGGCCGAAGGTGAGGCTGGGTACCGCGGCCCGGATCTCCGAGGTGGCTCGCAGGCATCCGACCTGGACCAATCGGCAGGTGGCGGATGCCGCCGGCACCTCGGTGCGGTCGGTTGAGCGGTACCGGCCGGATGCTGGCGGCCAGATGGTCGGCTGACGCGAGTGCACCGCCAGAAGAAATGATCAAGACCGCCATCTTGATAGGACACGATCAATGGATATCAGCAAGATCTACGGGGCCGATGACCTCGAATCCCCCCGCGCCATCCGGGAATACCTCCAGCGCGTACGCCGCGCCTCCCGGATCGCCGCCACAGAAATCGGAGACTGCGCCGAACAGCTCGAAACGATCATCTCCGCCAGCCCCGGTGTCGGCATCCTCCTCGGCTGGGATACCCGCCGCCGGGCCCGCCACATCTGCGAACCACTCAACGAGGCCGCCAACGCCACCAACGTCGCCGCGAAGCTGGCGGTCGTCACCTGGAAGCGCTTCGAGGACGTATACGGCGAAACCCTCGAGCAGGCCTCCGGGAAGAAACGCGGCAAGCAGATCAACTGGAGCCAGCAGTGAGCCGCCGCGGTGCCACGAAGAAGGCCGCCGCCGAAAAGGCGGTGACCTCCGGGCACGGCGCGAAGTACGTCGAACACCAGGCATGGATGCTCACCCCACCCTGGATCACCGCCGGCGGACTCTACGCCGCGGCCGAAGCCGGCCACCTGCTCCTGGCCGGGGATCCGATCAACCTCGCCTGGGGTGCGGTCGGCCTGACCTGCTCAACGGGGACCCTGGCCCTGGTCACCCACATCGCTGGGCAGGCCAGGGGTCCGGTCGTCCGGATCCATGCCACGGCCACGGTCGGCGCCGGCGGCGCATGGATGATCATTGGGACGATCGTCGGACCCATCCACCAGGGCCTGGCCCTCACCTATCTCGGTGTGGCCGGAACCCTGGCGGCCAGCTGGAACATTCGCCGTCTCCTTCGCGGTCAGGGTGACACCGATCAGCGCCCCAGTCGCTGGGACGAGATCTCCGACAGCGTCCAGACCCTGAAGTCCAAGGTCGGGGCGATCCGGGTCGAGGCGACCACCGCGAAGGTCGAGCTGGGGATTCCCGACGGGGTGACGGCCGCCGAGGTGCAGGCGGATGCGCCGCGGCTGGAGCAGCTGCTCGGCACGAAACCGGGTGGGGTGCGGGTGGTCACCGATCCGGATGATGCCTCCCGGGTCGAGCTGCACATCACTCCCGTGGACATGCTCAGGGAGATGATTCCCTGGCCTGGGCCGGTGGCTGCGGGGCGGTCGGTGTCCGTGCCGGTCGCCCTCGGACGGTATGAGGATAGCGAGGACGTCGCCCTGGTCCTGCCGGGGATTTTCGGTAGGCAGTCCATGAGTCATGTTCTGGTGGTTGGCATGACGGGTGCCGGCAAGAGCGAGCTACTTCAGGTGCTGGTCGCCGAGCTGGGTACCCGCCGTGATGTGGTCATCGACTACCTGGATGTGGCGGGGAAGGCGGAGCAGACGGTTGGTCCGATCCGGCAGGCGATCCGCACTCTGGTTACTGATCGGGTGGAGGCGGAGAGGTATCTGCGGCTCAGGTTGTGTGAGGTTCCGGACCGGGCTCGGGTGCTGGCTGCGCAGGGGATGCGGGAGTGGCGGGAGGGTGCCACCGTCCCATTCGAGATCATCATTATTGATGAGGGTGCATCCCTTGTTTCCGAGTCATCCGATTTCGTCGAAATAGTCCGGCTATTCCGCTCGGTTGGCATCCTCGTGGTGGTGGGAATGCAGCGCGCCACCTACGACCAGATGCCCACCTCGGCCCGAGCAAATTTCGGAACTGTTCTCTGCTTCGGAGTACGCACCGCCGCGGACGCCAAGACCGCCCTGTCCGGAGAAACCATCGACGCCGGAGCGGCCCCTGAGAATTGGCGTAACCGCAAACCCGGCTACCTCTACCTGGAGGCACCGGGAGTCGACCCGGACCGGTACGCCATGCCGGCCCGCGCCTACCTGGCCCAGGCCGGCGACGTCGAACGGATCCTCGGCGAGGCGACCCACCTCCGCTACCAGGTGGACCCGGCGGCGACAACGATCAAACCACCCGGCTCAGGTACGGCCGCCGGGGTCGGGCCTGCCGCAGGCCCGCCGGCCGCCGGCGAAGACCACGATCCAGAGGGATCGCGGAAGGGTGGCGAAACGTCGCACCCAGACGATGGTCTCTCATACACTCCGCCGGATGGGGTGAGTGCCGAGCTGGACCGGGCCGATCCGGACGCCGACCTGACCATCCCGGAGTCCATGGACATGAACCGGCTCCTGGGTCCACCACTCCCGGTACTCACCGCCGAACAGGCCGAGGAGATGTTCGATACCTTCATCAGGTCCTACCGTGATGCCTCCGGCGGCGGGCAGTTCCGGCGGCGGGACCTCCTGGCCGCCGGGGTTGTCCAGGCAACCGGCAGGCGCCAGGGATGGATTTCCGGGGCGCTCGGCCGGCGGGTCGATGCCGGTGTGCTGGTGCGGATCGGGGACCGCGAGGACGGCATATACGCATACTCAGAGTGATTGTGTCAGGGGTGTCAGAGGTGTCACAGGTCAGGTGTCACAGGTGTCATGACGGCCGTCAGGAGCATCTCCGTGTGCGCGCGTACAGGGACTCCACGGGTGGCGTGACACCTGTGACACCTGACCTGTCTGGAGCGGATGGAGCGGGTGGAGGTAGCTGTGGGTAGTTGGGAGCGGATATCTGAGACGGCGGCGGCCAGGCAGTGGGGTACGCGTCACTATCGCTGGTACGCGGCTCGGAGGTATGGGCCGAGGGCGGCTCCGGGGGTTCTGATCCTCCTGGCCGCTGGGGGCCTGGTGGTCGCCATCTGGCAGTTGGGGCGGTCCGAGTTGGCGCCGGTGTATGCCCTGGTGGCGGCGTGTGGTCTGATCGTCGGCTTCTTCGTCAGGTTGGCGTGGCTGATTTCCCCGCGGGCACGGGTGGTTCGTGGGTCTGGCGGCCTGATTCCGATGATCATTTGTGCGGCGGTTCTTCTGGTCATCGCTGTGATGATCTAGATCTGGCGGGAGGAGATGTGGCGGGGGCCCCCGAGGTCGGCTGGACTCGGGGGCCCCTTGCTGATGACGTTTGCGACAGCCGCCATCTCGTGTGGCATCCGGTCGGATGCCAGATCAGGGTAGCAAGCGGAAATTTCTTGGAGCGAACCATAGACTTTACATTCGTGCGAATGTAAAGTCGTGGGCGCAGCGGAAACCCACCAAGGAGCAGACATGACCACCACCTACCGGCACCGCCCAGTAACCATCTATCGACTCGCCTGCGACTCAGAGATCCAGCCCGGCAAGAAGGAAGTCGTCTGGACCTACCTGCCCAGCAGGTCCGAACTTCGCACAGTAGTGACAGCAACCATTTCCACCAGCCAAGACACCAAGATCGATATCAAGGATGGCCCCTACCGGGCGATCGTCACCACCCCGGGGCGGGCCCCGGAGCACTGGGTCATCGAGGAGATCAGCCTCATCGAGGGAGCCAGCATCGACCAGGCCGTCGCGGCCGCCGAGACCCGCACCTACCTGATCAGCGGATCCTCGAGGATCGCGGACGTCAACGCCGGCCCGGCGGAAGAGAAACTGACCCCGGTCATGATCGCCGAGCGCCTGGGAATCCAGCGGGTGACCTGGAATTCCTACCATCACCGCGGGACATGCCCACCAGCCGATGGATACTTCGGACCGCTGTCGCCGTACTGGCTGGAGAGCACCATCGACGAGTACGCGCGGACCCGCCGATCGTACAGGCGGCGCGGATAGTCACACACAGAGAAGAGCGCCACCCTGTATGCCTGGGGGTGGCGCTCTTCGTGCAAGCGGGAACGGACACGACTCTCTCGCGATCCAGTGAATCGTAGCACCGCAGACCACCAGTGCATCCTAGGAAACCAGCGATCAACCGATGACCCAGGGTGCAGTAGCATACATCCATGAACAATGGATTCCAGCGCATAACCCCCCAGATCGCCACAGTCCTGGAAGCCCTCCTCAACGCGCCGAACTGCTCGGCGTATGGCTGGACGCTCACAGCGGACACCAGGGTGGGCGGTTCGACGGTGTACCGCATCCTCGCAAGGTGCGAGGAAGCTGGCCTGGCGTCATCCAGGTGGACCGAGTCGAGCGGGCAACGGTTCAGGAGGGTGTACCAGCTCACCCCATCCGGAGCGGAGTGGGTACAGATGCTCCTCGACGACCGGAAGGCGAGAAAGGCGCTCAGAATCTGATCCGGCCACCTGGCACCGGGCGGCTGTCGCCCGGATCGCCCTGGAGATCTCCGGCGTGCGAATCTCCTACGCGAGAACTGACGTGTCTGGGTCGACCCCGACACGTCAGTCGTGGTCGACCCAGACAAGCGGAGGTGGAGATCTCGGCTAGAAGGTACGTGTCTGTCGACGACCGTCAGGGTCCGGTGTCGAGTGCTTTCCATATCCGGTTGGGTGGCTTCGGATCCCGAGCATGACCAGTCTTGCGATGGATCTTGCTGGTCCCCATGACCTGGTCTCCAACCAGCGAATGGCTGCCACCCCGACCCCCATGGCTGCGGCGATCATGAGATCTTCGATCCATGCTGGTGGGTCAGCTGGAAGGCTGACGTCGCGCCTTGCCGCGGTCGAGGCGAGCAGCCCCCATGCCGCCATGATCGTGAATCTCACGGCGGTCATCAGCCACACTGGCATGAGATGATCATCTCCTCATTTGTGGGTGGAAAATGGGAAATTGCCCAGGTCACCACGGCCATGGATCAGTCAGCGTCCACCACCCCATCGTCAGATGACCCACCAGCCACACGAGCACGACACCGAGCAGGACCCGCATTGTCACCGTCGCTCCGGTCGGCCGCGCATCCCGCACCCGAAGCCACGACCAGACATGCTCGGACAGGGTCGCACCGGGGATGCGCCGCACCAGGGCGAGACCCTCGATCAGGGCGAACAGCGCACCCCAGACGATCCAGGCCGACGTGTACCAGGTCACTGCGGCTCCTCGCCGATCGTGGCTAGGGCATCGCCGGCGGCCGCCAAACCAGCCGCCATCTGGGCGACACCCCGTAGCTGTGGGGCGAGCAGGCCGGCGACCTCGGCGGCCAGGCCGTCGCGGACCTGTGCCAGCTGCTCCGGGGTGAGGCTGATTGCCGCCGGCGGACGGGAGCGCAGGTCCTCGACGCCTTCCCAGATTTCTCCGGCAGCCACGTGGAGACCGACCTCCTGTCCGGTGGCCGGATTCTCCACGTGGGCAGCCGCCCAGTCCGCTATCTCTCCTGCCATGTCCTTCCCCATCTCTGCTCCGCCGTCATGTCGGGAGAGTGCACGGAGCTCTTCGAGGCTCCCCCGGAAAGCGTTTACATCCACCAGCTTGCCGGCCACCTGCCCGGAACTGGAGAACTGCAACAGGGTCGCGGTCGACCAGCCGCCGTATCCCGGGGTCCACCACGACGCGGGAACCTTGGCGTACAGGCTGCTGCCGCAGTTCGGGGTGCCGATGAGGTAGTGGCTGTGCCACAGGTACGGGGTGAGGGTGCGGCCCGGCCAGCCGCGGGGGATCCACCACCACGCACCCGAATACATGATCAGCGGATGGCCCCCGGTGAGCCGCTCCCACTCGGCGAAGAAATCACGGGTCGTCTCCCAGGTCGCATCCTGCTCGTTGTCGCAGGCGCACAGCATCCCGGATGGGCCGCCGGCGGCGACGACCCTCTGGTGGAAGATCCGGGCCTGCCCGGATCCGGATCCGCCGCGCAGGAAGTGATAGGCGCCGGGGATCGCCGCTTCGGCGCGCACCTGGGTGATGTAGCCGAGGAACCGTTCATCGTGGTAGGTGGATCCCTCGGTGGCCTTGCAGATCACAGCCGAGTAGCCTTCGCCGACCGCCCGGGCGATGTTGAAGCCGCCCTGGTGGTGGGAGATGTCCAGCAGGTAGACGACCATGCATTCTCCAGGTCAGGTGACGGACCAGGCGACCGCGGACAGTCCCGGATGGTCGGCGGACAGTCCGAGGCGGGTTACGGTCAGGATGCAGGGCAGGCCGGCTCCGTTGCCGTAGATGCTCCCCGCTCCTCCGACCAGGAGTTCCACGGTCAGGCCGAGGCTGGCGTTGATGTTGCCGCCAGAGGCGTTCTTGACCCAGCTGACCAGGTGGTGGGATTTGACGGCTCCGCCTCCGTCGGTAGCCGGTTGCCACTGGCCAATTTCGGCGGCCGCGGTGGAGTTGACGGTTCGTCTCACTCTGACCAGGACTGATCCTCCGGTGCCGGCGACCCCGGCGTCGTAGGCGCCGATGGACAGGTCGAGGCGGTAGATGTAGAGGTCGAGGAATGGTGCGGTGGCGTCTGATGAGCCGTCCCAGGTGGTCATGGCGGTTTCGGCGGCGGCGGAGGTGGCGAGGGTGCCGGCCTCGGTGAATTTCGTACATACGAGCTTATGGCCATATGGAACCCAGGCGGATCCGTTGTATTTGTACAGATCGTCATCGTCTGCCTGGTAGGTGAGCATGCCCTCGACGGGGCTGGTGATCGCGGTGGTGCGGGCCGCCGCGGTGGCGAATGGGTTGACTACCCGGTCTCGGACGGTGTTTCCCCAGGTCGGCTCGATGGTGTCATCGAGGACAACCGTAAGATCAGTGTATGTCATGCATCTCTCCTAGATGAACCATTTGTCCCTACCCCAGAGTGCGACACCCCACCGACTGGTCGCATACGTCACATATGGTTCCGCCGACCACAGCTGATAGACCGTCTCCCACTGCCCACCCGGCTGAACGGTGTGGGAGATACCAGACACATGGCAGTACACGTCATCGGTGTGCCCACCAGGCGGATGATGGATGACCCGCACCAGATCACGCTCCGCCAGAGCACACACCACCGGCCACAACCCGGACGGATCCTTCCGCGGATCCACGGTGATCTCCTCGATGCGTCGCCGGGGCTGCCGGAAGACCGCCACATGCCACTGGGCCAGACCGGCCACCTGGAGATCCGTCTCACACACCAGGTTCGTCCGGGTCCGCCGACGAAGCCGGTAGACCGACCTGCTCGCCTCGTCATCGGCCTGCTGCGGAGACCCACCCACCCTGGTGTACACCGCCTGGTTGCAGATCAGGGTCCGGTCGTAGGTGGGCTTCGGATCCCGGTAGGACAGGTGTGCGGGATCGACATCCCCGAAAGTCGCCTGCACGGTGCGGCTCCGCGGATCGTCGATGAGCGCGTACCGGCCCGATCCACGCATCACCCCGTCGGCGTCCGGCCACACCGCCCCACCCTCACCCTCGGCCACAAGGGCTAGCTCGGTGACCGGGGTGGTCTCCAGGGTGGTGGCCAGGCAGGTGGTCTCCCCCGGGTCGATGGCGCGAGCACCCTTGTGCTCGGCAGCATCCAGGATCCGATGCACCCTCGCCCCGAAGGACTCCCCGGCGCCGACCGCCGCCACCTCCTGGCCGTCGATCGTCAGCTCGGCCCAGTCGTCGACGATGCTCACCCGGACCGCGGCGTCACCGGCGGCCGGCCCGGCCGAGATGTACTCCTCCTGCCAGTCGTCGACGACCCCGGAGATCAGGCCGTAGGTGGTTCCGCCGTAGCTGATCTGGAGCCGCACCGGGATGGCGGGGCGGATCGTGGTCGCGCCGGCGACGACGTAGGTTCCGCTCAGGTTGCTGGGGGACAGGTCTCCGTCCCGGTTGTCCAGCAGCACCCAGCCGGTCCCCGACTGCCACCGGTCCAGGGTGCGGTCGAATTTACGGTTGGTGCCGAATCCGCGGATTCTGTCCGAAAGATCCTGGAAGACGATGCCGGGGCCCCAGATGCCCCGCCCCCACAGGGAGGCTCCCCACAGGGCATAGTGTCCGCCAGCGGTGGAGAGCGCGATCTCGCAGGTGATGGTGACCCCGTCGGCGCCGTCGAAGAAGTTCACGCTCATGCGGCCACCATCCGGGCTGGTAGTGGTCCGGTGATCCGGACGAATTCGATGAGGGCGTCGCCGACGGCCTTCGCGGCGGTCTTCGGATCGAGGGCCTGAATGGTGACATAGTTATTGATCACTGTCTGGGCGCCGGTCTGGGCCGGAGTTCCGGAGCGGGATGCTGGCACCGAGGGGCTGATCGTGCCATTGGTCTCCGGGATGAAAAGCTCAGGTTTGCCTCCCTCGCCGACGATGTATGGCTGACCAGCTTCGACCGGGCCGCCGGCGGCGCGACCCTTGTCCAGCAGCCGTCCAGCATTGTTGATCTGCGACTGGGTCATGCCGCCGGTCTTGCCGGAGGCGACGGCGAGCATGGCGTCCATGGCGCGGGCGGTGCCGTATAGGGAGACGTTGATGCGGTAATCGAAGACCGCGGTTCCGGTGGGTAGGCCGCCCAGGGAGGTGATGAGGGCGTCGACCTGGGTCTTGTCGAATCCGAGGGCGGCGGCCTGGGCCCGGATCTGCTGGAGGTAGGCATCACGTGCTGCTGCTCCGGCCTCCTGGGCGCCGGCGTAGTTGCCTTCCGCTTCGGCGGCCGCGGTGGCTGCTTCGCCGGCGGCGCCGGCTGCATCGATCATTCCGCGGAGAACGTCGATGTTGTTTCGTCCCTTTTCGTTGGTGACGTCGAGGGATGTTCCGTTGTCTTTGATCGACTGGGTGAGGGCGTCGATTCCCTCCTCAAAGGTAAAAAGTGCGTCAAATTGACTGCGCATGCTGTCGCCGAGGGCGGTGGCGGTCTCCTTGGCCCACTCCTGCGCTTCAGCGAGATCGGCAGCCGCTTCGGCGGCGCCACCGATGGCCGCGGCCGTCTCATTGGCGCTGGTCACCATCATCTGCATGGCGTCGTCGTCGAAGTCGTACAGGCCGATCCACTCGCCGAATTTCGCGACCCACTCGTATGCCTTGGACAGGGCTTCGATCATGTCCCCGACGAAGGCGATCACCCCGGAGGTCATGGTGATCAACACGTTGAAGAATTTGCCGGCGCCCGGTCCGGCCTCTGCGAGGCTGTCGGCGAGGCTGTCGATGCCCCTGCCGAGTGCGGGGAAGGACTCGGCCACCTCGGCGAGGAATGGCGCCGCGGCGGCAAACGCTTTCCGCAGTCCTGGCATGGCCTCATTGGCCATCTTCGAGAGCGAATCCGTGATCGGAGCGATCGAGTAGGCCAGCGGAGCGAACGCCCCGGAAAGATCAAGATCGGAGATGACGTCGTCGATATCCCGCAACGCATTGATCAGCGGCCCCTGGAACGGCACCGAGATCGACGACAAAGTCGCCGACAGCGACGTCTTGAACGCCTCAAACTCCGAGGTCACCTGCGGACTCGACAGCGCCCCCTTCACCGCCAGGGCCAGCGCACCACCACCCAGCGCACCCAGCAGCGCCCCACTGATCGCCGCCCCGATCGCCGTGGAGAACACCGCGGCGATCGCCGCCGCCCCGGCGATCACATACGGGCCACCGGAGCCAAGCTTCGACATCACCCCACCGACCACCTTGGGAACATTCTCCAGCACCTGGATGAATGCCATGGTCCCCTGCTTCGCAGCCTCCAGCTGGTGACTGAATTTCTCCAGGTTCCGGAGCGTCGACTCCGACTCCCTGATCTTCGGCACGAGGGTGGCATCACCCGTGGCATCGAGCTGGGCGAGCAGCATCGCATGCCGGGCCCGCACCTTCTCCATAGCCTCGGCCAGGCGGTCACCATCGTGGGAGGTTCCGGCCAGGGCCCGACCCAGGGCATCCACCGCAGGCTTCGACGTCCGGGCCTTCTCCCCAACCCCCCCCACCTGCTCCCCGGTCTCCTTGACCGGATCCGCCTGCCGACCCACCGCGGCGAGTTGCTCATCGAGCTGCTTGACCCCACCAGCCTGTCGGTTGAGGTTACTGACCTGGCTGCTCAGGCGGGTCATGGCCAGACCGGCCAGATCAGCGGATCCGGCGACTGAGGCGAAGGTGCGTATCAATTCGTGGCTGGCCTGGTCCGCGTTGCGCTTCAACGTGGCCAGGGCCCGGTTTATGGCGGACGCGGTCGTACCGAACTTGCTGACCCCGGAGACGGTGATCTCGATGTCATTCGCCATGGCCACCTCCGAGATGTTCGATCATCAGTAGGCGCAGCAGGTCGGCATCCTCGGCGAGCAGGGCGGACGGTAGGCAGTGGAACCGCCTGCACAGGCCGAGGATCATCCGCGCCGTCCTCAGCTCTCCGGGTTCCCGGATGATGTTTCCATCGGCATCGATTCCTCCAGGGACGGATCTCCATCGCTGGATCTGGGCCCCAAAGGGGCGGTCACCGAGGCGACCTCCATCAGGGCGGTCACGATGGCCAGGACCAGCGCCGGGTCCTGGGTGCGTAGCCCACCGGCCGTGACCGGAACCGGCGTGCCGTCGTGCTCCTCCAGGTTCCATTCGGCGATCAATCCGGCGAAATCGACCAGCATCGGATCGAGCATGGAGGCGATCGAGGTCCCGGCGGCCCGATCCCGGGCATCACTCAGAGCAATGATCATTCCGATGGATGGCCGTTTGCAGACGACCAGCAGACCTGTGTACTCCGGGTCGGAGAACACCAGGCGAACCAGAGACCGGCGGAAACCTGACATGTCAGGTGGTCCAGGTTGGGACGAGCCCGTTGGCCAGGGACATCGGCACGGTCCATGTCAGCTCACCGGTCGCGGCCCGGGACAGGGCGTAGTCGGTGGGGAGGAGGGTGATCACCGGGGCGAAGCCGAGTTTCTGCCCGGACACGGTGAGGTTGAATTCGCGCGCCACGGAGGTGGAGGGGACCGTGGAGAACACCGCATGGGCGGAGGTGGTGGCGGCGTCGTTGAACACCCCGTTCAGGGTGACGGTCATATCCACCAGGAGTAGCAGGCGCTCGTAGGCGGAGGAGTCGAGGCCGGTGACATCCTGGATTCCCCGGGGGGTGGCGAATTCAAGGTTCGTGATGTCGTTCTTGATGGCTCGCAGGGTTCCGCCGCTGTCGTCGACGTCGAGTGTGGTCCAGGCGAGTCCGGTTTCCTTGGCCATGACCGATCAGCCCCTCTGTACTATTTTGGAGATCTTGTCCTGGTTGGTGGAGAAGTCTTCAACCCAGTGCTCCGGTCGGGCATGTACCCGCCGCTGGCCGGTGTGCGCCCGCCAGTCCCCACCCCTCACCACGTAGATCGGCTCCCGCTCCAGGGGGATGTGGTGGCGGGTGAAGCAGCGCTGACCTGGTGGAAATGTGAAGACGACCAGCCCGGATGGATCTGGATGTTCCCGGAAGGTCCGGCCAGCAGCCGTCCGGATGTAGTGGGCGCGCCGGGCACCATCCGGGGTCCGCTCATCGAGGACCGTCTGCCATCCGAGCTGGTGCCGGAGACATCCGGCCTCGGCGCAGGTGGCGACCCGGTGATGGGTCGCCACCGGCGCCAACATCTGATATGTCTGATATGACCTGGGTGGCATTGCTGGTGGGATTCGGAACGGCTGCCGCATCAGAACACCACCGCCGTCTGGTTGCGCACGATGTTCACCGCGAACGACAAACTGGTGATCCCCCCCGTGGTGGTGGTGATCACCCTCAGGTACTGCTTCACCGCCAGGTCCCGGGCCGTGTAGATCCGCTCGGTCTGCGGCACGAACCCGGCGGCCAGGATCTGCGTGAAGCCACCGCCGACCACATCGGCGAACGCATCGCCGCCGCCGTCGACGGCCGAGGACTCCTGGATCGTGATCGTGGCGTCGGTGCCGGTGAAGGCGAAGACATGCAGATACGCCTGGAGGCCGAAGCTGGTCGCGGCCCCCCCGTCCACCCCGGTCGCCGGCGACGTCGCCTCGGTGTCCGTCCGGATTCCCGCGGTGTGCAGGAGACCCCACTCCAGGCCGTACCGGTTGCTGACCGCGGACAGGGCGAAGCTGAATGCCCCATCCTGCGATCTGGATCCGTCGTATTTGGGTTGCTTCGAGATAATGCTGGCGGCGGGTGAGCCGAGCGATCCGCCACGGCGGTAGGTGACCTGCACATCCGTGGTCGGCATGACGGACAGCACCGGATGTGCCTGACCGGCGGTCGGGTTGAACCAGGACGTGTACTCGATCAGGCCGTCGCGCGAACCACCCTCGCGCTCCGGAGCCTCCTTGTCGATAGCGGTGACATCCAGTGGGGTCATGCGCCCGGAGATGGTACTGAGGCTGCCGATGTCACCGGACAGGTCGTATCCGCCGAACCAGAGACCATCGCCGAGCCCGGACTGCTTGGTCATCGCATCCTCCTATGCCACCTGCGCCCAGGCGTCGTTGACGATCACGGGGAGGGTGATCGTCATCGCCCGGAATACGATCTTGTCCTGCTCGACGTAGCCGGCTCTGGCGGACAACCCGACCCCATGGATGCCCATCAGATCCACCGTCCGCACCAGGCCGCCGAGGGTGAGATTCTGGATGTACTCGCCCATCAACGCATCCACCGCCTCCATGATCCGGATGTCGATGTCATCCTCCGGTTTGGACAGCATCGGAAAATAGATCCGCTCCTGGAACACCATGAGCACCGACGTGGAGGCCAGGCCGGAGGATGGGACCGGCCGGATGGTGTCAGCGAACATCGCCAGCGTCAGCCCCTTGCCCGGGGTGCTCTTCGGCTCGTGGCCGAGCACCCGCTCGAACTGGCCGATCGTCATGGCGTGCGACCGGATCGCCGCGGTGGTGGCCCGGATGTCCATCAGCGCATCCTCGGCAGGTGGGTTGCCAGGATCCGGCGGCCGATCGCAACAGCCTCACCCTGGAGGAACTGGCGGACGATGCGCCAGATCCGGTACCCCTTGAATCGGGAGGTTCGGTTGCGGGACCCGGTTCCCTCCAGCCACGGACCGTAGATCATTGGGGTTCCGGAGCGGGCATCATTGACGACCGCAAATGTTGGGGTTACGTGTCTGGTCCACACCTGCGTCCAGTAGTACGGGGTGGGATGCCGGAACGTCAAAGCCATCCGCCCAACCAGCCGATTCTGACCTTCCCTGGCAATATCGGACACGATCTCCTCGACCGCGTCCTGGGCCGCCCCCTCGGCACGACCATCGAACATCGGACCCTCGGCACGCACAGAGAACTGGAGCATGCTCACACCGCCCGACCACGGGCCTTGCGGCCATGGGAGGTGTAGACCTGCTCGGACAGACTCTCCAGACCCCGACCCAAATACTCCCGGGCGTAGTCCCCAGACCCTGCGATCCGGGCATACCCGGACTCCTCCTGCAGCAGGGTGTTCATGGCCAGGGCGACCGCGAAACCCCGCACCAGCGGTGGCGGCCGGTGGCGGCTGATCGCCGCGGCAATCAGATGGGTGGCGGCCGTGGTGCCGAGAACCCCCCGCTCGACCGTCAGGATGCGGGGTGCGTAGATGAGGGTCCCCGCCCCGGCGGTATGTGCTGCGAGCACCGAGCCATCCCACCCACGCCTCACGGTCAGGCTGGTGCCGGCCACAGCCACCACCAGCATCACCTCAGAATCGATCATGATGGTTTCGCCGGCGACCGGGGCATCGGTGGTACCCGACATCGTCACCGACACGTCGGCGGCCGAATCCGTGAGATCCGTGGTCTCCAGGTTCAGGCCAGTCGACACCCAGGACTTGCCCGTGACGGCCAGGCGCTCGGATCCGATCAGGAGCAGATCCCCGACCCCGGCGGCCGCCGAGTCGGTGACCGCGATCGTGGTCTCCGTGGTGGTCGCCACCGCGACGTCCAGAACTCCGGCTGGGCGCGAGTCGAGCCGGTACCCCCAGGTTCCCGTGATAACGGTGGCGCGCTGGCTGGTGTCATCCGACGACCAGGACGCGGAGGAGGACAGGTCGATCTCGATCGTGGTGTACGGGGGTCCGCTGTTGGCCGGCTCCAGCAGGTAGTCCCCCGGATCGATGGTGGTGCCACCGGAGACCACCGACGTGGCGGAGATCAGATCGTTTCCGTTGAGCCACAGCCGCCAGGGTGCGGTGTTCTGCCGCGGCGGATGGTCGAAGTAGCGGATACCAACCCACGGGTAGAACACCCGGTGACACAGGTCCTCGATCACCGGGGTGGCGGCGGCGATCGCCTCATCGACCTGGGTGTCATTACGGGCCGTCTCCGCCACATCCAAGGCGCGCTTGACCCGCTCACGGGTCGTGTACCAGATCTCTGTCATTCACCCTGTCCCTTGCTTTCTTGGCGTCAGACCCGGGGGTCTGTGGGGTGCGCGTGGATGTCCTCAGCCGCGGCACCTACCCCGGCGGCACTGACCATTCCCAGCCGCACCAGGAGCAGTCGGCCCAGGGGTAGGCGCCGAACTCCGGCCCGGGGATCAGACTGCGACTACACCTCGGGCAGTATCTCGGCCGCATCCGCTCCTTCTCCGCCTCCTGCCGGCCTTCGCGGAGAATGTCGAGTAGCTGCTGGTAGGACATGGTCCATCTCCCCCCGGTCAGCAGACGCCCATCATCGGCGCGGTGAGACTGAACATCGACGTCACCTCGGCGGCGGTCAGTTCCTTCCCGGTCAGCCAGGGCATCGCGATCCGACCATGGAATTCGGCCACGGGCAGGGCGGTGACCCCGGAGCATCCGATGGTCAGGGGTGCGGCACCGGCCTCCAGGCCGACGTAGGCCCCGGTCTCCGCGGTGGTCCCGTTGTTGGCCAGCTGGCCGTCGACGTAGAGATTGACCTCCGGGGTTGCGGCGGTTCCGTCGTAGGTGGCAGTTACCATCACCCACTGGCCGAGGGTGAGTGCCGTCGTGGTGGTGGCGATCTCCGAGGCGGAGGCCGACGCGTCATGCAGCTCCAGGGAGAGCTTCCCCGCGGCGTCGATCCACAGCCGCCACTCCTCGGCTGCCCCGGCGGAATCATACTTCGCCATGATCACATTTGTGGCGATTTCCGTCGGTCTGATCCAGGCCCCGCAGGAGAACGGGGCATCACCGGCGAACGAATAGTTCGCATGGTCGATCCCCGCCAAATGGTGATCGCCGGTGGGGTGGAAGTGGTACGAGTGCAGGCCGCACGGCAATGCGACCGGGGCGAAATCATCCTCCAGGGCCTCAGCCGCCCCACCGGTCTCCGCTGACGTGAGATCACCCACCCCGATACAGGTGACCAGGGATCCCGTGCTCTCCCAGAGCGGCCACAAGGAAGTCTTCGTGGTCCCCAGCACGGTGAGCACATCGCTGAGCAGACCCTCGGTTCCCCGGTTGTAGACGGTCACCGCCCATCACCCACCGGTGTCACGACGACAACTCCAATGTCGTCGACCGTCGTCGAGGACCGGTTCACGGTGGTGGACACCCGGTCTTCGCCGATCGACCGGACCCGCTTCTTTCCGCCGGCCGCCGGCCGCCGCCTGGGCCTGGCCGCCGGCGGCTGTGACTGCGGAACCCAGTCGGCGCTCCCACAGTTCGGGCACCACCCGGGCCACACCTCGTATTCGAGGGAACAGGTAAGGCATCTCATGGTCAGGCCGCCGCCGACGGGGTGCCCCAGGCGCCGCCACGCTCTCCGGCCAGGTTGACCACCAGCGGGTCGAACCAACTCATGGCCGCACCGACCAAGGCCAGGTTGAAACCGTCGGCGTCGTTCTGCTGGCTGCGGCCACGGACCCGGTCGGCGGATCCGGTCGTTCCGGCATTGAGGCCAACACAGGTGTCGGTTCCGGCGAGCAGATTTTCCACGTACACGTCGCGCATGAGCATGTTGGTGTTCGCCGCGGTCGAGGAGATTCCGCCGGCGATCAGGGTGCCGACGATCCAGGCGTTCTCGATGCGGACCGCGTCGACCACCGCGGAGATCAGGATCGCGGAGTTTCCGATGTCGCCGGCGGCTCCGGAGAACCTGAAGTTTTTGATTGTGGTACGGGCCGCCCCGGTGTGCAGTTTCAGGGCGTCGACGAACTGGAGGGTGGCCCCAGATTCGCGGAATTCGATGTCCTGGAATGTGCAGTCCGCGGCGGTCACGGTGATACCGGCGGCCACATCCACCGCGGCGGACACCGTGCAGATCAGGTTCTCCACGGTCGTGCTGGCCGCGGTGATCAGCCAGGTCGACAGTGCCGTCGACCAGGAGATCGTGGGCCTGGTGGCACCGCGGCCCAGGCCGACGACCCGCACACCGGCGATGTCCATCGTCATGCCACCGGCCGCGGCGATGGTCTCGGCGTGGCTCGGCATGAGGTACACGACGTCGCCGGAGGAAACCGAGTCGCTGGAGAACGCGTAGGCCAGGGTCGCGAAAGGGGTCTGCGGATTCGTGCCATACCCGGAGGCGTCAGAGGCATTCGTGCAGTTGCTGTCGACGAACCAGACATCCCCGGGAACCTCGTCGATTCCGGCGATCGTGTATACCCCGCCAGGGTGGTGGCGGCTGAAAAGCGGGCTGAACATCAGGTCCGTCGACGACATGTGAACACCTTCCGTTTCGGGGTTCGAACCCTTGTTGGTGGTGGTGGTGCCCAGCCCGGGATCGAACCGGCCGTCCCACCATGGGGATCTGGTGGGCCGCGCTCCTGCGCCGCTGGGCTGCCTATGGGCTAGGCGTTGGCCGCACCTGGGTGTAGCCAGTTGGGCATATTTGCCGGCGCCCGCTGGGTGACCAGGTCATGGAGGATGTACACGCAGGAGGAGAGCAGCGGGTTCGCGGTGGTGACCGCCGCATTGAGGGACAGGTGCGTGTAGGTGTCGCCGAGCTGGTCGGCGTCGACGTGAATAGCAATGATCTTTTCCATGGCGCCCCAGGTCGCCCCGGTGACGGTCACCTCGGACGCCTCGGTCTGGGTCTGCCTCGACCAGGACTCGTCATTGTCGAGGAGGGTTTCGGCCTTGATGAACCACTCCACGACTCCGGTGGAGGTGGCGACCGCGGTGGAGTCCAGGTCGGCGGTGGTGCCACCGGTGTAGGCGGTGTGCTGCTGCACATCGAGCACAAGATCGTCTGCGGCGCCGGCGGCGCAGAAGACCAGGAATGTGCACGCTCGGGCGTGCGCCATGTCGACGCGCTTTCCCGTGGCCGCGTTGAGGGTGTCGAGGTCAACCGGGGACCAGCCGGTGCCGATGTCGAAAAGCCTGCCAAGACCCTTCACGATCAATCTTCTCTCTGTGCGGGGGTTGATTGCCGCACCAGCTAGGACCTACCGGGGCCAGCCGGGAAGCTGGCCCCTCGGTCGCGAGATGGGACCTACGCCCGCTCGGCGAGCGTGACGTATGGACTGAGGGTTGCCGTCGACCCGTTTGCCGGGGTGATCGCCGACCGCATCCAGGGGGTGCCGTCCGCACGTTCGATGACCCGGTAGACGATCACGTCGTTGCCGAACTTGTAGTGCTCGGAGGACTGGACCCGCATCTGCTGCATGTCGCCCACCAGGTACTGCATGGGGTCGATGAAGGACAGATCACCCTGGTCGCCGAGCTTCGGCACCTTCTCCGTGAAGATCACGGGGCGGCCCAGGATCGTCATCGCCGGGGCATCGGCACCATTGCCCAGCCAGACCACCGAACCACCGGTGCCAACTGCCACCGACAGCAGCGCCAGCTGAGGGAAGGTGTCCGGGGCTGCCAACCACACCGCCCTGGACAACGAACTGGGTAGCATCCTGGAGAACATCTTGACCACGTTCTGCCAGACGATGGTGTCTGCCAGCTGGGCGGCCTCGATGGCCTGCGCGATCAGCGCCAGGTTCCCGGCGTTGATGACCCCCAGGGGCTGACCCACCCCGTTGCCGTTCAGGAACGCGTAGTCCTCGAAATGCGTGATCGCTGCCGGCATGTTCGTGTTGATGAAGTCACCGAATGCGATTGGCGCATCCGAGGGAAGCTCGGCTGGCACCTCGCAGTAGGTGACCAACTTCGAGGCGTCGAGAACAACCCTCCCAAATCTGGCCTCCGACTCCGGAAGGGCGGCACCCTCGGCAACCCAAGATCCGGTGATGCCACCGAAAACCGATCCGCTGTGGGTCGTCTCATCCACACAGGGGAACGGAACCCTCGGCCCATCCATGGTGATCACATTGGCCCGGGGGCGCATGATGGCCGCCTCCAGGCTGTTGGACAGCAGCTCGGACCGGAGGACCTCCGGCACCAGGAATCCGCCGGTGGCCGGATCCACGCTCGAGTAATCGTTGCGGATCTTCGCCCAGCGGTCCCGGTCGGCCACGGATTGCCGTTGCCCCGGCGCCACGGAGGACAGGTAGTCGGCGACACCATCGAACTCTCCGTCGAGGGCACATCCGATGGCGAGCTTGTTGTATGCGGTGCCGTGACGTCCGGCGCCATTCTTCTTGGTGTTGAGGTTCAGGCGCTTGGTGAAGTCCTGCTCGTTGTCGCGCAGAAATTCGGCCATGACCCGCTGGGTTTCCAGCCTCACCTGCTCGCCGATGTCCGGGTCGGCCTTGTTGACCGCGGCGGCATACTTCTTGACCAGCTCCGGGAATGATCCCTCGGCGAAGAGCATCTTCAGTTTCGGGCCGTCGTTGAGCAGCTCCTCCAGCTTGTCGGGAGCGTCAGGAATAGCGATCTTAGTCACGCGAATGCTCCCTTCAGAGCGTCGGCAAACGAGGAGAAGTCGAGGTCATCCGGGTCATTCGGATTCTGCTGTGGGGTGATGGCTGGTGCCGGAGCCGTCGCCCGCCCCGCATATGCGAAGATCGACAGATCCCAGTCGTTCTTCGCGGAGGAACTACCGGACACCTCATCGACCAGGCCGGCGTCGACAGCCTCACGGGCGGAAAACCAGGTCTCGGCGAGCATGAGGCTCCGCCATTTCTTCTGGGTCCCACCGCAGCGATCCGCGTAGATGTCCGCGATGTTGTCGGAGACCGCCTCCAGGCGATCGGCCTGGGCCCGGAGGTCGGCGGCATCTCCGACCACAACAGTATGTCCATCATGGATCATCATCTGGGCGTTGCGGGCAATGATCCGCCGGTCACCACCCATCGCGATCACCGAGGCGATCGATGCGGCCAGACTGTCGATGTACACCGTCACCTCGGCGTCGTGCTGCCGCATCGCCTCGTAGATCGCGATGCCGTCGAACACCTCACCGCCAGGAGAGTTGATGTGCACCGAGATCCGGTCCCGGTCGATCTCCGCGAACTCCCGGACAAAGTCGGCGGCGGTCACCCCGAAGTAGCCGATCTCGTCATAGACCCACACCTCGGCGCCATCGACCTTGTTCGTGGTGATCCGATACCAGTCGGCGCGGCCCTCGCGGAGCCGCGCCGCCGGCCGCGCGATCTTCAGACGCTGGTCACGCACTGACTGCCTCCCTCACTCATCCCAGATGGGTACGACCTGGCCGCGGCACCGAACTCCGCCCTGGCAGTGGCGATAGCCCTTCACCGGGTAATCCGCCTGTGCGGCCAGGAGCGTCGCGTATTCGGCGCCATCGATCTCGGCACACTTCTCACAGCGGTTCAGGTCATTGACCTCGACCGCCACATACCGGGCGGGTGGCGCCGCCGCCATGGTCGCCATCCGCCCGGCATGCTGGGCCTGGGACAGCGCACCACCCAGCTGGTCCCGGAGATACCGATCCGACAGGCCCTCCAGGTAGCGGCGCACCTCCTCGGCCACCTCGGCACCCGTCATGCCCTCCCCGGCGATCCGGGTCGCCTCCTGTCCGGCCGCGACGGCCAGGCTGGCCGCCATCAGGGCAGTGACCACCGCGGCCGCCGAAGCCAGCTCACCCTCCGGGGGAACGGTCGGCTCCACCGCCACACCCTGGGCGGCCGCCTCCACCACCACCGTCTGCGCACCAGACTCCGACAACAACAGCAGCAGCAGCAGTAGCAGGGCCGCAGCATCGTCATCGTCGGCATCCAGCTCGGCGAGCGCCTCAGGGTTGTCCTGGTCGACCGCGACCCGGATCTGTTCGGCGAGCTGCTCGCGCTGCCGTTCACTGACCTGTGCCCAGTCTTCGAGCAGCTGCTCCAGGGCTTCCTCCCACTCCTCCTGGAGGGTGGCCATCGACTCTGTGATCGCCTCGGTCAGTTCGGTCTGTGCCCTGAGGATCGGGGTGTTGTCTGGGCCACTGGGGGTGTGGTCGCAGATCCGGGTGGGTCCCCGGTCTCCGCGGGGACCACGCTCGCCGGTCTGGCCATGTGGCCCTTCCGGTCCGGGCGGTCCGAGTAGGCCACGCTCACCACGTTCACCGGGGACACCATCCGCGCCGGCGGTACCGGTCAGGCCCTGGATACCACGCTCACCACGAGGACCACGCTCACCACGAGGACCAGGGGGACCATCGGAGCCACCAGATCCAGGCTCGCCTTTCCCTCCACGCTCACCACGTTCACCGGGGACACCATCCGCACCCGGCCTTCCATCCGTGCCCGCGGGTCCCACGGGACCATCCGCGCCGGCGGTACCGGTCAGGCCCTGGATACCACGCTCACCACGAGGACCACGCTCACCACGAGGACCAGGGGGACCAGCCTGGCCGCGCAGTGCCGGCCCATAGCGCTCATACATTGCCGCCACCACCGGGGCGGGGACCTGACTGATATGCCGCATCGTCGGCAGACCCACCACGGCCAGCACATCGTCCGCCTCGAATCCGGCGTCGATGAGGGTTTTTGCCGCAGCAACCTTCGCCGTCAGCTCAGCCCGATTGGCCTCGGCATCCTCTGGTATCGGCGAGTCGTAGTCGATCTCGTACAGTGTGGCGTCCCGGTCCCCGAACATGGGAAGGAAATCGCTGTTCAGGGCCTGCTTCCAGCGCTCGGCCCGGGGAACGGTTAGCTGCTCGGAGAACCACAACCGGCTGGCTTCCGCAGTGGCCCGGTTGACATCCTCAACATCGCCGACCGCGAATTTTGGCATTCCGAATGCCTCGCGGATGACCGTGGAGGACAGCTGCCGAAGCTCGGCGAACTGCATATCGCGTTGGGTATATTTGCGATCCACCCATTTACCCAGTTCGAGGAGCGCCACCCGGTGAGCATTTGCTACGCCCTTGTGCTGCTCGGACCAGCGTGCCCGCATCTCATCGAACTCGGGGTCGCTGAGGCGGCGATCAATTTCGATGATGCCGCCCGGTTCTGCCGAGTTGATGAAGAAGTTTCGGTTCCATTCCGCCGAGTACCGTGCCGCGTCGAGATCGGCGAGGAGGGTCTGCACCGGGCCCATGCCACGATACGGATCCGATGGGTTGGGCATCCGGATCTGGATGACCTCATCGAGCCCCAGGGGAACCCGCTCGCCGTCAGGGGACATGTATTCCCAGCCGGCCAGAAAATCCTTCGCCGAGGGGATGGGGGTCATCCGGTCCGGGCGTACCGGCCACAGCTCCAGAGGGATCTGCCGGAAGTTGGGGTTGCGGGCGACGAGTAGGTATGCCTCGCCGGTCAGGTCGAGGTGCTGCTGGCTGGTCTCGAACAGCTCCTGGCGGGTGAAGAATTTGTTCGGCTTGGTGATGATGTCGAGTGCCGGATGTCGGGTGATCTCGACACGTTCCTGGTCTGGGCTGGTAGGGCGGCGGTACATCCTCCAGTTGATGGCGGACAGGGAGGTGGAGGTGCGATGGACGATCGAGAAGAGGGTGCCGTTGGCGCCCATCGTCGCGAGCTGGCCCTCAGCGTCGTTGCGGGCGAAGAGGCGGGTGAAAGGTCCGGCGCTGCGTGGGGCGTAGGAGATGGGGGTGCTGTTGCTGATGAGCGCTCCAAGGGCTCCTACCAGCGACCGAACCATAACTGCAAGATACAGTACGGACGTACGGTTTGGTTTGCCTTGGGCCCAGCTAGATCTACTCCAGCGTGCTCAACCCCTCCCCAGAGCCGGATCCTGAGCCTGAGCCATCAGCGCGGCCGTCACGTAGCATTGAGTCTCGTGGAATTTCCTAATTGGTGTTGACGTAAATAGGCAAAGAATCCAGTCTATTTGGTCTTGTCATTCTTTATTATCCATTCGATAATGAAGCAGCTTATTCCGGCAATGATAATTCCAATGGCTTGATGTATTGTCCATCCCGCTATTGCCAGCAGTACAAATCCCAGTATCTGCAATATCAGGCTGATGGCAGATTTCAGATGTCTTCTCATCACATTATCCTCACTCTCGGAGTTTGCTTCAGATCCAGCTCGGCACTGATATACCGAGCGGCATCACATCCATGATCATCGACTTTAAGAGGTTGTTCCTTGGGCGCCTTACCCTGACCGAGATCCCAGATGTAGCCGGGTATCTCCTCCGCGGTACAGGTGGGTTTCTTCGCATCGACCAGTTCCGGATCCCGCTCGACCAGGCTGTCGCGCAGGAGGAACATCCTCGGTCGGCCATCACCTGCGGCGCCGAGGCGCCCCTGCATGGTCTGGATGCCATCCGTCACCGTCTTCTGTGCGGCGACCGTACCCATGCCGAGATCGCGCTCCAGGACGGCGCGGCCCTCGGCGTCATGATCACAGACGATCAACCGTGGTCGTGGTTCGGTCCAATTTCCGTCGGCGTCGACGACCTGGGCAAGGGCGTGGCGAGCATGGACGTCGACGGTGCGGCGGGTGTGGTAGATCTCCCGGTACAGGTACAGCCGCCCGTCCGGGTCGACCGCCCACCACTGGATGACCATGGGGTTGGTGTATCCGAAGTCCACCGCCCAGTACCGGGTCCAGG